GTCCCAAATCACGTTGCTGACTCGTTCTTTGCATCTGTTTATCCTACTATTACTTCTGGTAAAAACACCAAAGTAATTATCGTATCTACGCCACATGGTATGAATCACTTCTACCGTATGTGGCATGATGCGGAGAGAAAGAAGAATGAATATATCCCAACAGATGTTCACTGGTCAGAAGTCCCTGGTAGGGATGAAGTCTGGAAAGAACAAACTATTGCTAACACATCAGAACAACAGTTCAAGGTTGAGTTTGAGTGCGAATTCCTTGGTTCTGTTGACACATTGATTGCACCTAGTAAATTGAGGACTTTAGTATATGATAGTCCAAAAACGAGAAATGCTGGACTGGATGTATATGAACCATCAAAAGAAAATCATGACTATGTGATGACAGTTGATGTTGCCAGAGGAGTTGGCGAAGATTACTCGGCATTCATCGTTGCAGATATTACGGAGTTTCCTCATAGGATTGTTGCCAAATATAGAAACAATGATATCAAACCGATGTTGTTTCCAAATATCATCTATGAGGTAGCAAAGAGTTATAATAGTGCATATATTTTATGCGAAGTAAATGATATTGGAGATCAAGTAGCAAGTATTCTTCAGTATGATCTTGAGTATCAGAATCTATTGATGTGTTCTATGCGAGGTAGAGCAGGACAGATTGTTGGACAAGGATTCTCTGGTAAGAAGACGCAACTTGGTGTCAAGATGTCCAAGACTGTCAAGAAGGTTGGATCACTTAATCTCAAGACTCTCATTGAAGAGGACAAACTTATCTTCAATGACTATGAGATTATCTCAGAGTTGACAACCTTTATCTCAAAGCACAATTCATTTGAGGCAGAAGAAGGGTGTAATGATGACTTAGCAATGTGTCTTGTCATCTATGCTTGGTTGGTCCAGATGGACTACTTCAAAGAGCTGACAGATCAGGATGTTCGTAAGAGACTATATGAAGAACAAAAGAATCAAATCGAACAGGATATGGCACCATTTGGATTCTTAAATGATGGATTAAGTGATGATAGTTTTGTTGATGCTCAGGGTGATCGTTGGTCCAATGCTTCGATTGGTGAATATGGCGACATGTCATATATGTGGGACTATAACTGATGGATCTAGATGGACAAATAAAATTAGGACATTTACTTCTTCAGGATAGAAAATGTAAAAAATGCGGAGTAACAAAAAATCTAGTCGATGGATTTTACAGAACTAGAAAAGACAGAGGTGCAGTAGCATCATCATATTCATATGAGTGCAAAGAATGTACTATAAAAAGAATAATGGATAATAAAAAATGTAGTAACATGTGGGAGTATCCAGACTGGTAGTTCGCGTCATGTTTCCCCTGTGAAAACATGGTTTTTAATAAATATTTTCAGATAAACTGAGATCACGGAGAACTAACACATGGCGACTCCTCAATTATCTCCTGGAGTACTGGTAAGGGAGGTTGACCTAACTGTAGGAAGAGCTGATAATGTACTTGATAATATTGGTGCCATTGCTGGACCATTTGAAATTGGACCTGTAGAAGAAGTCACAAACATTGCAACCGAGCAAGACTTAATTAATGTCTTTGGCGAACCAAAGACAGCAGATGCTCAATATGAGTACTGGATGAGTGCATCATCCTACCTCTCATATGGTGGTGTTCTTAAAGTCATTAGAGCAGACGACGATGACCTTAAGACTGCTAACGCTGGTGTAGGTATTGCAAGCACAACCACACTGAAAATCAAAAACTACGATGATTATGTAAATAATGCATCTGATACATCAGTAAACTGGTTATATGCTGCTAAGAACCCCGGTTCTTGGGCAAACGGACTTAAGGTTGCATACATCGACGATAAGGCAGACCAAACCCTCACGGTTCCAGTAACAAGTCTTTCTGGTGCTGGTGCTACAGTCGGAATGGGAGTTACTGCAGCAATTACTGGAGTTCTTCCTGGATCTGGAACTACATCAGTCTTCACTGGATATCTGAAGGGTATCATCACTGGCGCACTTGATGACTCCACTGGTGTTGCAAGTAAACTGGATGTTAAGATCGTTTCTAGAGTCAGTTCTGCTGGAACAGAAACTAGAATCGATTATGCAGAAGGAGATCCTTTCGCATCGTTCTCCTCTACTGCAGAACTTGTATTCACAGCACCTGGAAGTGCTAGTGGTATTACCACTGCAACTGCAGCAGTTGACTGGTACGATCAGCAGACCTTAGGTCTTGAAAACTCCACAGTATATTGGAAGACTATCGCACCAAAACCTGGTACTAGCGTCTACGCTGATGATAGACAAGGACATAGCGACCAACTTCACATTGCAGTTGTTGATGATCTCGGAGAAATAACTGGAATCAAGGGTAATATCCTTGAGAAGCATATTGACCTTTCTAAGGCAAGCGATGCTATTTCTAATGTTAATGCACCTCAGAGAATCTACTACAAAGATTACCTCCGTGATCTTTCTGCAAACATCTATGCTGGTGCAGATCCTCTGGCAGCAGCAGATGCTTTCCATGGAACTACACCAGTAGCAACTGGATTTACTGCATACACTGGAGTAAGATCTGCATCGTTCACTAAGGATGATGGAGCATCTAATCAGTCTGGTCAAGTTGCACAGGACAGACAATTCCTTGCAATTGGTGCTAAAACCTACGAGATCATGGCTGGTAATGATTACCAGAGCAGTGGTGGAGATGGTTACAAGGCAGACCTTGGAAAACTGATCACCGCTTACGGACTCCTTGATAACAAAGATGAAGTAGAGTGCGACTTCATCCTCATGGGTCCTGGTTGTGCTACAGAAGCAGAATCGCAAGCAAAAGCAAACTACATCATCTCTATTGCAGACGCAAGAAAAGATTGTATGGCTTGCATTGGTCCCCACAGAGCTAATCTGGTTGCACCAGCAACTACTCCTGGCGGATCACTTCTGACCACAGAGCAACAAACAACAAATCTTCTTACATACTTCGGTCCTCTTACATCTTCGTCCTACGCGACATTTGATTCTGGATACAAGTATACCTTTGACAGATTTAATAACAAGTTTGTCTATGTTCCAACTAACGCTGATGTTGGTGGAATGATGGCAAGAACTGCACTTCTCGCATATCCTTGGTTCTCACCTGCTGGTCAACAGCGCGGTGTACTGAACAATGCAGTCAAACTTGCTTACAACCCAAGCAAGGCGCAAAGAGATCGTCTCTATCCTAAGAGAATTAACTCCTTCATCACTTCTGCTGGTGCTGGAACATTCCTCTTCGGTGACAAGACTGCTCTCTCTTATCAGTCTGCATTCGATAGAATCAATGTTCGCCGCTTGTTCCTCACAATTGAGCAAGCACTGGAAAGAGCAGCACAGGCTCAACTGTTTGAACTGAACGACGATCTGACTAGAGCGAACTTCAGAAACATCGTTGATCCATACCTCCGTGATGTTCAAGCGAAGAGAGGACTCATTGATTACCTCGTCATTTGCGACGAGACCAATAACACTCCCGATGTGATTGACAACAATGAGTTCAGAGCAGACATCTTCCTGAAGCCTGCTAAGTCCATCAACTTCATCACCCTCACTTTCGTAGCAACGCGAACTGGCGTTTCTTTCTCGGAAGTAGCAGGTAGAGTTTGATCATTAAATTATAAAATAACGGAGGATTTCTAAAAATGTCAAACTTACGCACACTTTCAAAATTCCACAGCAAACTGCAGGGTGGTGGTGCAAGACCCAATCTATTTGAGGTTCAAATTCCCAACCTGCCAAACGCTGCAACTGCATCAACACCAAAGGCATCATGGGGAACTGATGTTCAGGAGAACTTCAGTATTCTCTGCAAGGCAGCAAACCTGCCTGCATCGAATATTGCTTCTATCGATGTTCCCTTCAGAGGTCGTACTCTGAAGGTTGCTGGTGACAGAACCATTGATAACTGGACTGTTACCGTCATCAATGATGAAGACTTTGGAATCAGAAATGCAATGGAAGCATGGATGAACGGTATTGCTAGACTCGGCAATAACACTGGAGCAACAAATCCAGATTCATACATGACTGATGCATATGTCTATCAACTTGGCAGAGGTTACTCTGGTAAGAGACATAGCAAGAAGAACTCTGATACCGCAGATGGAGGTAAAGTCACTCCTCTGAAGTCATACAAGTTCATCGACATCTTCCCAGTCGCTGTTTCTGCAATCGATCTTTCTTATGATTCAAGCGATACGATTGAAGAATTCACTGTAGAATTTGCAGTTCAAAGTTTTGAATCACTCTCTAGCGATCAAACTGGAGTTAACTTAGTCTAATAAATAATAGAGATAAAGTTCTAATATAATAATGTCAAAATTGTTTGGGTTCTCTATTGAGGACAACGAACCACTCTCACCGTCAGCGGTCTCTCCCGTTCCTCCATCTAACGAGGACGGGAATGACCACTACATGAGTAGTGGTTTTTTTGGTTCTTATGTAGATATTGAAGGAATTTACAAAACAGAATTTGATCTCATTAAAAGATATCGTGAGATGGCACTGCACCCAGAGTGTGATAGTGCCATCGAAGATATTGTAAATGAGGCAATTGTTTCAGATTCCAACGATAGCCCTGTAGAAATTGAACTTTCTAATCTTAATGCTAGTGATGGTATTAAGAAAACAATTAGACAAGAGTTTAAGCATATTCTTGATTTATTGGACTTTGATAAAAAAGCACATGAAATTTACCGTAACTGGTACATTGATGGAAGACTTTATTATCATAAAATTATCGATCTGAAGAGACCTGAAGATGGTATTCAGGAACTTCGTTATATTGACGCAATGAAAATGCGTTATGTAAGGAAGCAAAAACAAGACAAAAAGAAAGATTTAAATAGACTCAATCCTCTGAAAGATGATCCAATGGATTATATTTTCCCAGAGTTAGAAGAGTTTTTCATCTATAATCCAAAAACAACTGGCACTGGCAATCCAATGCAAACCAGCACCAGTGGTGGAATTAAGATGACAAAAGATTCAGTTGCATACTGCACTTCTGGTCTTGTTGATAGAAATAGAGGCAATACACTTTCTTATCTCCATAAAGCAATCAAATCACTCAATCAACTCCGTATGATTGAGGATAGTCTTGTAATTTATAGACTTTCAAGAGCACCAGAGCGTAGAATTTTCTACATTGATGTTGGTAATCTTCCCAAGATGAAAGCAGAACAATACTTGCGTGATGTCATGATGCGTTATCGCAACAAACTTGTGTATGATGCAAACACTGGAGAGATTAGAGATGACAAAAAATACATGGCGATGCTTGAGGATTTCTGGCTTCCTAGAAGAGAGGGAGGACGTGGTACTGAAATTTCTACTCTTCCTGGAGGTCAAAACCTTGGCGAAATTACAGACATTGAGTACTTTAAGAAGAAGTTATACAGATCACTCAACGTCCCCCCGTCTAGAATGGATGGCGAAGGCGGATTTAATCTCGGTAGATCCTCCGAAATTCTCAGAGACGAACTGAAGTTTACTAAGTTTGTTGGTCGTTTGAGAAAGAGATTCTCTGCCATGTTTAATGACATGCTGAGGACCCAATTACTCCTGAAGAATGTAATTACTCCCGAAGATTGGGAGATTATGTCCGAACATATTCAGTATGATTTCCTGTATGACAACCATTTCTCAGAACTGAAAGAAGCAGAACTGATGAATGAAAGACTGTC